GAGAGACTTGATGTTCTTCAGAGACTTGAGCCTTGGCTTGGTCGATTCTTCTCGGATGAAAAAGTCAAGAAGAAGTATCTCCATATGGATGATGAAGAAATCAAAGAAGAAAAAGCACTCATGGATAAAGAAAGGGCAGAACGCCCAGACGAAGAGGATACCGGCATGGGAGGAAGACGTTTCTAATGAAATACAACATATCCAACATGGGAAGTAAAGAAGAGTTTTCTTCTCGAATATCCAATGCCCTTCAAGAAAAACTTGAAGAGAAGACCAACGGATTTGGGATTACATTACAGAAAACTCCAGAGTATTTTGTGGTGGAGGGGGTATCTCCCTTTCCAAAATCTGGTAGGTTCAAGCATCGTGAAGGATACTTCATAAACATCAAAAACAATGAAATTGTGAAAATGAAGAAGAACTGGAGTCATAGTAAAGCCATCGTCATGGATGCCACCAGAGGCGGCGAAATATTTGGTGTGAAGCGAAAAGATATCATCAAATACATTAATGACCTTGGATTGGAAAGTATGATTGATTACTTAAAAAAGGGAGAAGAATTCTACTCTCCTGATATTCTAGCCGCTGCTGGAAGAAAGGGGTGGGTCAGGGTCACGATGGGGACCAGAGGACACGCCGATCTTCAGGGAAGGAATTTTGATGATATAGCATCGGCGATGGCAGTTATTATGAAAACTATTCCGATCAATGATGCTATGATCGAAGACTATACTGGAAAATACTACAATCTAAGAAATAAAAAAGAGGTAAACTATTTCGCTTCTACAGGAACATACAAGAGAATCGAAATAGGCGATTTTATATAAATGCTAAATACTTACAAAGGGAGTTAAAATGAATAACAAAATAACAAACTCAATCAAAAACAAGGACTTTTCTTTTACTGATAAGACCATTAACGCGAGAATGATGGAAAAACTTTCTGTTGGTCTTGATATAAAGAAAGTAGAAATTACACAAAAATTATCCGATAAAATCAACAAATGAAATCATTTAAAACCATCATCTCAGAATTAACAACAAGTGTGGTTCGACCGCCATTCTTTATTCTTTCCCGTCATGGGATGGGATTTGTAATTATAGATGAAATTATTACTGATGATCAAGATGTACAGAGGCGAGTTTTTAAGAAATATAAGGATTGCTTTTTACTGCCCGGAAGAGAGGCTGGAAATCTTAAGGTTGGGGACACACTCAACAAACGACAGGCCAAGATGTTCAATGCCCTCCCCATTGATTATTTTATGATGGAAGCAACAGAAGAAGAACTCACCGAAGTTGCTGCGAAAAAGAAGGTTCGTGTTCTTAAGGGTAAAAGAGTGGTTCAGTATAGATGCCCACCCGGACATCATAAACGATCCAAGGGTGGTAGAACTTGCGTTCGAACTACAGGAAAGAGAAAATACAAAGTAACTCGCGGTGCCAAGCGTGGTGCTCGCAAGCGTAAAGCAAGAAAAGCAACAATTTCACGCCGTAGAAGCCGTTCAGTACGGAAGAGAAGGAGTATGGGACTATGAGTTTAAAACTACTCAGAGAAGATATTACAGAGAGTAATAAGATTGAACTTATCTCTGAAGGAAACGGGGATAATAAGACATTTTATCTCTCTGGTCCATTCCTTCAGGCTGATGTTCAAAACAAGAACAAACGAATCTATCCAATGAGTGTGATGGAAAACGCAGTTCGTCTGTATACCGAAAATAATATTAGTAAGAATATGGCATATGGTGAACTAAACCACCCATCCGGTCCTGAGATCAATCTTGACCGAGTTTCCCACATCATCACAGAATTACGTCGTGATGGGTCAACTTTCTTCGGAAAGGCCAAGATTATTGAAGAAACTCCCTGTGGAAAAATCGTCGGGGGACTTCTTCGTGCTGGTGCCGCTTTAGGGGTATCTTCCCGTGGAATGGGATCTATTCAGGAATCTAACGGTATTTCCTATGTCCAAGACGACTTCAGACTGGCTACAGCCGCTGATGTGGTAGCCGATCCATCCGCCCCAGATGCCTATGTTCAGGGTCTGATGGAAAGTGCTGAGTGGATCTGGGATGATGGTATCTGGAAAACCAGAGATCTAGAAGAAAGCAAGAAGATTATTGAAAAAGCCTCACTTCGTAAGTTACAAGAGGCCAAGATTGAGGCGTTCAGAAGAGCACTTAATAACCTTTAAATATTGAAAATGATATATATTAGTAGAAACCTTAAATACCAAATTGGTAAGGAGAATATAAATGGACGCAGATAAAATTGCAAAGCAAATCGTAGAGGATGTCGAAAGAGATCTTAACGAAGAGTCAAAAGAAATGCAGAACTCTAATGTTTCGTCTACTCGCAGCAATGCAGAGAAGATGGATGCTGGAGAGGCAGAAGTCATGGATGCCGAAGAGAATTCGGGAACCGATTCCAAGAGCCGCCAGAAGTCAGACACCGACAAGTACAAGGCAGATAAGACTGTCTCGGAAGAGAAGGAAGTCGGATCTGATGTCTATGATGATGAAGATGAGTCAGACAACACTGTTGCCGACACCAAACTTGTAAAGACTGGTGAGAAGGACGAAAACAGTGATAAGAAGGACTCCGACCTTGCCGCAGACACCGCTCTAGTCAACGAAGAGGACGAGATGGGTGATGAGGAAGAGCCAGAAGACAAGTATGGCGAGGATGCAATCAAGGACAAGATTGAAGAGCACCTTCGTTCAGAGGCTGCTGGAGAAGCAATCCGCGAGCACCTTGCAATCATGTTCAAGGCTGGTGGTGATGATCAACTCACAGAAGAGTTCACCAGCAAGGCACAGACAATCTTCGAGGCTGCTGTCAACGAAAGAGCACGAAGCATCGCTGGTCTGGTTGCTGAAGAAAACACTCGCATCATCCGTGAAATGAAAGAGCGTTTTGAATCAAAAGCACAACTTCATGAGGAAAAACTCGAAGCACAAGTTGATGAGTATCTTACCTATGCAGTTGAAGAGTGGATGAAGGAAAATGAACTTCAGGTTGAGACTGGTCTTCGTACCGAAATCACCGAAGCATTCCTTTCTGATCTCCACGATCTTTTCAACGAGCACAATATCAGTGTTCCCGAAGAGAAGTACGATGTTCTCGAAGAAATGAGCGATAAGGTTGCTTCACTCGAATCACAGATCAACGAAAGTAAGGAAAAGCAAGCGAGCCTTTCCAAGCAACTCAAAGAAGAAAAGCGTCAGCGTATCTTTGTTGAGTCAACACAGGATCTGACTCTCAGTGAGCGTGAAAAACTCCAGAACCTTTCCTCACATGTTCTCTTCGAAAATGAAGATTCATACCTATCTGAAATCAAGGTTTTGAAGGAATCATACTTCAACAACACAAGCGACTCATCAACTGAGACTGCTACAGAGTTGAATGAGGCAAAGAAACAGGAAAAGAAGCCTGTTGCTAATGACCCCATGATGAACAGCCTTCTTGAAGGTATGCGTAACTTCTCTGAGAAGAGAGAATAAGAGACCAAAAACTAACTTTTACTAAATATAAATGTTATCAAAAACCATTAAAGATTAAAGGAGAATCCAAATGGATGAAAGCGTAAAAGAAATTCAGGCTCAAAAGGAGCAACTTGTAGAGAAGTGGAGTGGTGTCCTTGATGATGCTAACTTCTCTCCGATCAAGTCCTCGTATCGTCGTCAGACAACCGCTGTGCTTCTGGAAAACCAGAGCAAGCAACTCCGCGAGTCAACCGCTCCCGGAACCGTTTCGGGTAATGTTGACAATTGGGATCCCATCCTGATGTCACTCGTCCGTCGTGCAGCACCTAAGATGATCGCTTATGATGTCTGTGGTGTTCAGCCAATGACAGGTCCAAGTGGTCTGATCTTTGCTCTGCGTGCGACCTACGGTCGTAACGGTGGAACCGTCGCTGCTGCAAATGCAAACGAAGCCCTTGGTATTACTGAGGCTCGTACAGGGTTCTCTGGTACTGGTGGTGCTGGTACAAGTGGTCTTGGTGGTAATGACTACGGTGTTACTGCTGGTTCGGGTATTGCTGGTATTTCCATCGGTCGTGGTATGGCAACAACTGCTGCTGAAATCCTCGGATCCGATACCGGTAACGACTTCCAAGAGATGTCAATCAACATCGACTCCACTAGCGTAACTGCTAAGAGCCGTGCGTTGAAGGCTGAGTACAGCCATGAGATCCAGCAAGACATGAAGGCCATCCACGGTCTTGATGCCGATAAGGAACTCGCAAACATTCTCACACAGGAAATCCTTGCTGAGATCAACCGCGAAGTTATTCGCACCATCTATGTCACTGCCAAGCAGGGATCCCAGACTGGTGTTACAACTGCTGGTGTGTTTGACCTTGATACCGACTCGAACGGTCGTTGGTCAGTCGAGCGTTTCCGTGGCCTCATGTTCCAGTGTGAGCGTGAAGCAAACGTAATCGCTAAGGAAACTCGTCGCGGTAAGGGTAACTTCCTCATCTGCTCGTCTGACGTTGCTTCGGCTCTTCAGGCTGCTGGTGTTCTGGATTACAACCCCGCACTTCAGGGAAACCTTGAAGTTGACGACACTGGCAACACTTTCGCAGGTGTTCTCTCCAGTGGTATGAAGGTCTTCATTGATCCTTACCACTCATCCACTGCTACCAACGACTTCATGTGTGTTGGCTACCGTGGTGAGAGCGTCTACGATGCTGGTCTCTTCTACTGCCCTTATGTACCTCTTCAGATGTACCGTGCAGTGGGTGAGGATACCTTCCAGCCGAAGATCGGGTTCAAGACTCGTTACGGTCTGGTAGCAAACCCATTCGTCATGAATGGTGCAGCACCTGATGCACAGACTCTGACCGCTGGTATTAACCAATATTATCGTTTCACAGTAATAGATAATTTAACGTGATTGGTAATCTGACCTAAAATCAGAATCACAAAAGGAAGTTCGCTTCCTTTTGTTTTAAACATATTTAAGCCAAGTAATACACTACACTAAAGAGTACAACCAATATACTGTATGAAGGAGAAATAAATGGAAAACAAGCCAGCAAAAATATACCTAATCACCAACAAAGAAAACGGTAAGCAATATATCGGAATCACTGTGACTTCCATCAAAGCCCGATGGAATAGACATGTATACGATTCAAAAAATGCAAATGACGGAAATTGCAAGCAAGCATTACACGATGCCATCAGAAAATATGGAAAAGATTGTTTCCTGCTCGAAGAAGTGTATCAGTCAAATGACCACGAACACATCAAAGAAATGGAAACGCATTTTATTAACCTATACAAAACACATGGCACTCAGGGCGGTTACAATATGACTTGGGGTGGAGATGGTTGGCATGGCATGAAGCATTCTGAAGAAGCAAAGAAAAAGATGTCTGAGTCCCATAAAGGAAAGACCCTTTCTGAAGAGCATAAGAAAAAGATTTCAGAATCCCAAATCGGTAAGAAAATGTCCTACACCAATAAAGAAGAATGGAAGAAAAATCTATCCAACTCAAAGAGAAACAATCCAACTCAATATTATAAACTTGAAATAACCACACCAGATGGATCTACACACACGATTACAAATCTCAAGAGATACTGTGAAGATTCTAATGATGTACTGAATCCACAACCATTCATGAAAGCGATAAAAGAAAATAAACCATATAAGGGATAT